TGATTATGTCAACAAACTTTAAAAGGCTACGACCATTAAACATTCCTGCTGCCTGATCATGCTTTTGTTCATACATCTTGATAAGATTAACATAATCATCAGAGGGATTGTGCCGACTGTTGGTGTTCTCTACATTAATATTAGTCATCGTAATATCCCTTAAACTGTGGCCTTGTTTCCTGTTCTACTTTGATGTCCCACAAGTCTGCAACCATAGTATCCTTACCATGATAGCATAGTACACCTTCAAGACCGGGATCATTAAATACTTTCTCACAGTCCTGTGCCATAGCAAGCAACTCTCCTGTAGTCCAGTATGTCTTTTCCTTTACATTGACCTGTATGTATTTTGGCTTGGGAACTTCTCCACCCTCCAAATCACCAGTAGTCTCAGTCTTTTCTTCGTCAGTCGGCTCGTCTCTGCAACAGTCAAAGCCAAAGAGATGTATATCTCTAAAGCCCATAGTATGCAGCATACCAATGCCACGCATAGCAGCACAGGTGCCACCAGTAATAAGCGTAGCTCCCTGTGGAATACCAAGCTCATTGCTTAGTTTAACCTGCTGGTTTTCAATAGCCTTACCCTGCTCATCCTCTTCACGTAGCGAGTCAGTGAAGGCGTGCCATCCCCAGATTTTTGCATCACGTTCTATGAGATGCTCTGTAACAGATGGGTCTGTCATAGACGCAACAAAGAAGTTCATGTCAGGATCAAAGTCTTTGAACAAGTCTTTGCGTGTGATGTTGTGTGTGCTTTTACCAGTGATAGGTCTGGGATCAAGAACAATACAACCCCATGGAGTTATGCCATTCTTAATTAGACCCGGCAATGCATGTTTAACTGTAAGAACTTTACAGTCAGGATTGAACATAAGAAACTCTTCAAGCTTTGCATAGTCCAGATAGGGGCCAGCAGATACGATAGCCGCTCGACCCCTGTGTGCAGGATGCTTTCGTACCCATCTGTCTTTATCAATGTGTTGAAGATTTGTTTTGATATTGTTGCGTATATATGCCTTTGGCACTGAGTCTCTGGGATGTACAACAATAGGAACCTGCTTCAGTTCCGCTGGAATATCCTCTAGCTTTTCGTCATGAAGGAAGACAACAAGGTGTGTGCGACCACCGCCAAGTACTCTGTCATCTGAAGGCAGAACATACTTACGGACTGTAGACTTTTCATCGAATGATGTCCAGCCATCTTCTGTTGTCTTCTCTTCATTAATCTTTTTGGTAGCGATAGAATCAAAAAGATTTTTCATACCCTGATATTTTTCTTCAGGGATTTTGTCCTCGTCGTCCTTCGTAAAGAAGTGATCACCCATGACAACGGGAACATTCTTTAGAATATCGTACTCGTGTCGAACAGTTTCAATACTGTTGCCACTGCCTATCAAGGCAAAGTCTACCTCATCAATATAGATAGATTTAAGAGTATCTCTTACGTTACCCTTGTGTAACTCATAGGTAAACTCTTTACCCTTTTCTTTCTTTATGTATTGGGCGAACTCATCAAACCTTTTCACAACAGCACTCTTTGTGTTGTGAGGCTTGGCATTAAACTCTTCCTTATCCGTCTCTACTGTTGCATCTTCGAACAGATCGTAGCCAATGTAATGAACTGAATCTGTTCTATCAAATGCAGCAAGCGCCATCTCAATAGCACGGCCACCATTCCACGTCCCTGTTTCCAGAATAGTACTAGGCTTATAGAAACGAATAGTGTCGGCAAGTTGTTTATACCTACCGGGAAGAATGTCTGGAGTGGTTTCTGTTTCTGAAAGTTCAATCACTCGTTTACCAGAGCTATCTCTGACATTCATAGAACTCTTATCATTGATGTTTACTACTAGATTTTCTATACCAGTAAACTCATGGACGTTCATACCATGTGCTGTGTAGATGGTAACAAGTCTGCTAAGAATAAAAGCAGCGGTCCATTCACGATAATTTGTAAACTCGCCTGACATGTAAGAGCCACGCCAATCGCCCATGATATCTACAGCGGTCTGACGTTTCAGATTAAACGCCATGATGTAAGATGTCTCAGGCGTATAGATAAAGTCTACGTTATAGACGGGATCAGGGAAGTAATGATCAAGAGTGGAAGACCTAATGTCTTTAACTGTAGCGCACATGGGGTCAACCCAGATCAGCCAACCACCCTCATTGTTGAACGCACACTCAGTAATAGCGAAAACATCTGGCCCCGATGACAGCGCATCCAGAAGTTCTGTGTACTGCACCATACCATCTTCAGTACCATCGTGGGTGGGGTTCTCTTCTACAAACGTAACATACTCAGGAACGTCGTTAAGATTGTGGTAGTGAATGTTCTTTGCTTTGGGCAGAGAATAGTTACTAATATCTAGATTATAATAGTAACAGTGAAACTCTATATTAGGTTGCCAGTTTTCTTTGAACTCATTCAGAAGTTTGAAGCCATTTTTCTTGAGCTTCTTCTCGTCAAAGCATGTTACAATTTTATATGTCATAGGGTTCAATTTTTCCTGTTCCAGCTAGGTAGGTGTAATCTTGATTCCATTCAGCAGCATACTTTCCATCAATGGCTCTATGTGATTTCCATTCTTTGAACCATGGCCCACCTGTAGTAAAGTGTACGTTCTTTGCTTCTATCTCTTCTGGAGAGTGATTATCTAACCAGTTCCATTCTTCATGAATAGAACCTATATCTGCCTCTTTATCTGGAAGCCATCCAAAACCATGTAGCCACGATCCCGGCATAGTATTAACTAACTCTGGCGTTAATTTTTTATTAAGAGGATGGCCGCAGTTCCATAAAATAAGACTTGACCAGTTCTTTCTGCGATAACTTTCTTGCTTACGCCCATCCATTTTAAAACCTTCTTCTGGTTCATACTTATGTTTAACGCAATACAATGGATAGTAATCTAGATTATACTCTTCAAATATCTCATTGATATCTGTGCGAGGATACATGTCACAGTCCATATACAATGCCCAACCTTTATAACGGCACATAGAAGGAACAAGAAATCTTGTAAAACTAAACTCAGAAGAAAAGGGTTTACCGTCTATGTCGTCAATCATTTGCCCATCTTTAATGTGATGGGTTCTAGTGTAGGTTCCTATATGTTCTTCAACTTCTTTCTCAATCAACTCTACAGAAGGCATGTCTATTGATGTTCTCTCTATGGTAAACTGTAGAACATCTGATGCTACTTTTTCTTTAGGATCATAACCTATAAAAATTTTATTTGGGGTGTCTTTTCTCATTATCTCTCCTATGTAAAATGGGGGAGCAAACGCTACGCACTCCCCCAAGTTTAGTTACAGGCTGTAAATCTTTTCTTTCTTGTCTTCAGGTACTACCTTTTGAAGCTTGATGGTAAGCAAACCATCTTTAAAAGAAACATCATCTACAACCACGTCTTCGGCAAGAGTAAAAGACTTTGAGAAGGGTCGCTTCGCTATGCCCTTATGTACGATCTTCTCTTCGTCTTCTTCGTCGGCTTTCCTGCCGCTGATAGTTAGCTTGCTGTATTCTGTTTTTACTTCCAACTCCTCTTTGTTGAATCCAGCAGTGGCTAACTCAATCGTATATTTCCCATCACCCTCTTTAACTAGATTGTGCGGTGGGTAGGCGTTGTAAATATAACCACCTACCTGATCTTTCATCTTCAGCATGTCACTGAAGAGCTTCTCATGACCCACAGTCCAAGAATAGAACTTGGAAAAGAAAGGATCATCGGTTTGAATATATGCGTTCATATCATTTCTCCTTATAGCAAGTTGATATAACGTGACCCATTATTGGCATCACACATATATTATACTACCCCTTAGTCTGTTTGTCAAGGACTTTTTTACCTTTCTCTATTATTTCTTCTATAGTTCTACCGCAACCAATGCAGTAACGGTTATCTTCATCTAGCTTACACATCTTTTTACACGCCACAACTACCACCATGTCCAGTAATATCGCAGATGTCGTGTGTTTCCAGTCCCTCTTCAAACTCTTCGCCAAGCTTTTCTACAGCCTCAGAATACGGCACCGAAGAAAGAGGCTGTCCTCCTCTGCACCCGTCAGGGTACACCGTGAAACCTCGCAGCCTGTGAGCATAAGAAGCAAGAGTATCGGTAAACTCATCAACTGTATCTTCATTGTTAAGTTTACTCCCCCACTTGGGCAGATTAATTGTACTACTAATAGACATGTCAACATAGTCTTGTACATCTGCCTGAAACTTCATACGCCTTTTATAATCTTCTGCAAGATCAAGGGCTGACTCAATGTTTGCTGGGTCTACGCCGTACAGATCAATGATCTCTTGTGCTGCGCTGTCCACCACATACTGGTAGTGCCAACGGTTGCCACCCTTTAGATACCTACGCTTATAGGCAACTGCAAAGATAGGTTCAACACCCGTAGAGGTTCCAGCTAGAATACCTATTGAGCCGGTAGGAGCAATGGCACGATTTGCGACAGGGCGACTACACCCAAGAGTACTACTAAAGTCGGCGCTAACGTGGTCACTAACTCCTTTATATACTGCCAACCACTTGTGAAGTCCTTCGGTAACTTCATACTTCTGTCCTCCTTTAATCAACCATTCATGCATACCCATAAGACCAAGACCAAGCCTACGATTCTTTTCTCTTGTCTTGTAAACTTTATCATAGGGTAGCTTGGCCCTGAGTGTGCCGCACAGAAGGAACTTAGTGCCAAGCTCCACTACATCTGCAAACTCTTTCAGATCGTCAATGCGCCCCATATTAATAGAGCCAAGATTACAAACATCAGAATCATCTTCGGATGTAACCTCCGTACAAGCGTTACGTAGTGTCTCATTTTCCTTCTCAAAGAAATTGAAAGAGAACCCCGGCTCGGCGGTAGATAAGGCTTGTCTAACATTCTGCTTAAAAGTATCCCCAACATCTCCTGTCTTCCAGTAGTTAAGTAACCATTCAGTATCGTAGTTAACGCTGATGTTTGTCATATCCAGTGGAGCATTGAAGTTAAAGTCCTGCTCTTTGATCTGACCAACAGAGAAACCTGTCTCTCCTACGGGCATATCATACCAGTTCTTACTGGCAAGAAACTTATCAACGTCGGGATGTTTCCAGTTAAGGCTGGCATAGATAGCAGACCTACGACTACCACCCTGCATAACACGACGGCCAATCTCATTGATCATCTGCATCTTTGGAATGGGGCCGGAGGCAAGACCACCAGTGCCGTTAAGTATACGTCCCTCTTCACGATACACGGAGTAGTCGATACCAATACCACCGCCTGTCATCAGGCAGGACTCAGACTTCCAAGAGATGTCAGCCCAATCTTCTCTAGTATCTTCCTCTGCACGTAGCAGATAACAGTTATTAAAGAACTTGTTATCACGTCCAGCATAATAAAGATAACGACCACCGGGAATAAACTTCAGGTCGGTGATCATACGCTTCAGTTCGTCCTTGTCTTCTTTCGGTAGGTAGTCCTGACATACATCATCTACCAGTGTGGACGCTAGCGCATCCCATGTCTCACACCCATGGTGGGCATACTTGTGTTTGAATATGTCTTCGCTAAACTTGGAGCGAAACATAGGGTTTTCATTAGATCGAAATTGTGGCATAGCTTTGTTCCCTTTCTACTTATCGTATTCCATTTCCAATATGAGTTGGGCATAGTGGATTGCTTTCTCAATATCCTTTCTTCCCTCCCCCTTAGTGCGATGTCGAGTAATGTATTTTATCACATTGCCCTCCAGATAGTCAAGCCCATTGGCGTGAATATATTCAACTGGTTGTATCTTGCATCCCTTGTAGTGTTGTCCTCCCACCTGTTGTTCTAATGCTCTTTCTTCTTTCATGCGCCTAAGATAGTAATCATAGTTGCGTTCCTGTTTTGGGTAGTTTGCTTCGTCATAGGAACGAGTTAAGCTTTCGTCTGATTTCATTTACATTCTCCGAGGTTACGGCTTTGATTGCAAAGTTTCTAACGGTGTCTGGCTCTAGTCCAGCCATGTGACAGGTGCTTTCAAAGTTCTCGCAGGTAACACCAACTGAAGCAAACACCCATGCTGATGCTTGATCTCTTTGAAGAGCAGTCTCATTAGTTTCGTTAGGTTCTTTTGGCTTACTCATATCTAGCAACGCCTGAAGTATAATAGCTAGATTAAGAGTTCTGTCTGGGTCTTTTTGAGTTAGGTCATAAAGACTATCGAAGTCAAGGATGTCACTCATCTTCAACCTCCTGAACAGGGCGATAAAATTTCCCGCCCACATAGTTATTGTAGTAGGCGGGTTCGTCCGTACCTTCTAACTTTGCTGTAAGAACTTTGTAGATCATTTGGAAATAACACTCATAATACCGAAGACTTCTTTTGTTTTTATATTCACCGACAACTTGAAACCTGAAATGTTTCTTGCCAATCTTCTTGATGTCTTCGTTAAGATACTTACTAGAACCTGTATATATTCTCCAATTAGATTCTACTTTCTTACCTTTACGTGTTACATAATATTGTTTACAACCAATGTAGGCTTTCTTAGTTTTCTTATTGGTTATTCGGTAAACAAATCCAAAGTTATTCTTTGTGTCAAACTCTTTATGATACTCCCAATGTGTCACCAGTCAGTCACTTCCTCCACATCAGGTTCTTTAGCCACGTTGGTAAGATACCTGCGACCATGTGCATACTTGAAGACACGAATACCTTTACCTTGATTAGCATCAGCCCAACAGTCTCGCTTATAGCCACAATAAACACAACTAACAGGAAGCTTGCGGTTGCCAGACTTACCATCAGGTAGATCGGAGTAGCACCTATCAGGTAGAGAATCCTGTGAAACCAATCCTTTAAGGTGAGAGATTCGCTGCTTGGCATTGATCATATCCATATGATGTAGTTTGGTAAGACATATCTCTCCTGTTGATTTGTTGATCGCAAGAAACGCCGCCTCATTAATACCATTGGCTTCTGCGTAAGCGGATATCTGTGCGACATAACCAAAGGGATCGTCCTCTGCTAACTTGTTGTGCTTAAACTTGTCGAAGCCAATACCACTAGCAGACTTACAATCCACAACGACGCCATCAATAATACAATCTTGATGTCCGGTAACACCTTCTACCTCCACTTCTTTCTGCTGATCTTTCACCTCGTGTCCTGATATAGTAGAACATAGAAGCAAAAGCTCTTCAAGAATATAACCATATAGAAACTTGATGCGTGTGGCTGGCGTTAGGTCGGCCTGATCAAGCGGCTTGTTGACATCGTACCAGATACGGCGGTCAGGCTTTCCAATAGCAGAGAGCCTTAGATTGCCACGATCTTTGGGTGTGTCATACATAAAGTCTTTAATGTGAACCTTCAGCATTTCACCAAAGGTATCAATGTGTTTGTCCACTTCACTCTCGTCCATATCTATAGGATCAAGCGAGAACAGACTGTATATATCTTCAACGAGAGTGTCTATTGTTTTCATAATAAAAAGAGGGAGGAAGCTGACTCAGAAACTCCCTCCCTCTTCCTTTCTATGCTAGTTAAAAGGGAACGGCTTCAGAGTTCTGAACGTAACCACCATCGACCGGAGCAAAGTCTTCTCGGCTGTCACTATACTCAATGAAGTCCACAATCTGAACTGCTGCAAGGTCAGCAGAGATACCAGATTTACCAGCATAATTCCATTCGTAAGGAATAGCCTTAACATTTACTTTACTACCGTTAGCTACCAGCTTACCATTCCACAGATTATTCTGTGAGTCTTTTACAATAGGCGCTGCACGTTGCGTACCATCCTTACGCAGTACCTTGCGCTTGATGGTTACAAAGTCGCCACGATCATCACCCTTGTTGGCGATGGGCAGTCCTGCGCTTTCAATGACAGAGCGATTGTCATCGTCCACCTCTACCTGAATGCTCCATACCGGGTCGAACTTGGTGTTCGGCTCAGTGATAGAAGCATAGTGGCACTTACCAGTAATGTAAATAGGATCGTTCATTTCTTTCTCCTTTTAAATACCGCACCATTGCGGCCATGAATGGGGATCATTCCCCGGTGCTGTCTACTACAAAACAACAGCATATATTATACCACACGAATCTGTGGAAGTCAATAGCTTTAGTGTGTTTCTGCCCAATTATTTCCAACTTTATAATCAGAATCTAAATCACACTTGAAGTTGAATACTTTTTGTGTCTGATACATAGCCTCCTTAGTTATCTTAGTGAACCTGTTTATGTCCGGCTTCGCTACTTCGAACTGGTATTCGTCATGTACAGACGCTACCAGCTTGGCATCTAGGCCAGACTTCCTTACCCGTTTGTCTATCTCTACAAGCCACTGCTTACAGACAATAGCCCCAGCTCCCTGAAGCAAAGTGTTAAGTGCTGCATGTTCTGACCGGATCATAAGACGCCTACCATCAAGGCCGGGTATACTGCCTTGTTGTGCGGCTTCCTGTATATTAGATCGTAGTGTACGCAGTGCTGGCATGTTAGCAAGAAACTTAGATATAAGCTTCTGTCCTTTACCAGTACCGCCTCCAACTATCTTACCAATCTTTGCTGGACCTGCACCATAAAGAAAAGCATAGATAAAAGTCTTTGCCTGATCTCTGTTGGACAGCCCTGCTGCACGTTGGTTAGCGGTATGAACATCACCTGTAAGAACTTCGTTAGTGAAGTCAGCGTTGTTCATGTAGTGAGCGAGGCACCTGAGTTCAAGACCACTGGCATCCGTACCTACAAGCTGATGGGTGTCAGGGTTAGAGATAGTCCATAGCTCACGACACTCTTTTCCATAGGGGCTGTACACAGCGGGAACCTGTGCCATGTTGGGGCTATGATGTGCCATGCGTCCTGTAATAGTCTTGAGTGTTAACACTCTACCACGAACACGCATGTCCTCTCCACACTCTTTGATCCATGCCTTGAGAAGTCCAGTTCTTTTCTGTAGCAGAAAGTATCTACTAAACATCTGTGCTTCTGGCATATCAATCTTGGAGAGAACATCCTCATTGACAATCACATTGCCTTTGTCCGTGAGTTTATCCGGCTCCCATCCACGCTGCATCAGTCGGTCAGCTATCTGCTTACGACTAGCAATATTAAATGGTATCTCTTTAGTCTTTGTCTTTAACTCTACAATCGTAGGCTCAAACTCTTCCTGTGCATTTCGTTCGAGTTCGTGTTGCTCGTCCTCAAGTTTAGCAAGCAGTAGCTGTGCTTTCATAAGATCAAAAGCAAAGCCATTGTCCTGCTGTCTGTCGATTATAATACGGATGTTTCGTTCGAGATCATAGCACTGATTAGAAAATCTTTTCTTTTCCTTTTCTAAAGTCTGTGCAAGCTTACGTGTCAGTTCGACATCACGCTGACAGTACTCCAACATGAGAGGAGAGAACTCACTGAAGTCATGGAAGTCAAGCTTTGCAAAGCCAAGTCTTTCTCCCCACGACTCCAGTGAGTGACCACCCTCTCGCACCGGATTGAATAGCTGCGACTCAAGCAGCGTGTCTCGAACCTGTAGCGGTGTGATAGATGAGCCGGTGAATTTGTTTAGCAATGGTGCGTCAAAGCTAATGCCATTGTGCATAATAAACTGGTCAATCTTTTTAGACCAGTCACCAAACTCTTTACATTCGTCACCTATCCACTTACGTATCTCGCCCGTCTCATAATGCTGTGCGACTATGCAATGTATTTTCTTTGCATTGATCGCATCAGTCTCTATGTCCACTACTGCTTTCATTTTTCATATCCACTAGGTATGCATCTGCTGTTGGTATGTGAAAGAATTGTTCGCCCTTCCTAATGTTGCGGTTGGATACTTCCTTAACTTCTGAGTTCAGCACAGTGTCACCATCAATGAACCATGCCTGTGTACAGTCGTTACGAAAGACCACGAATGTAAGGAGATCATTATCGCATTCTTTCTTCCATTTGTCAAGCAATCTTTTCTTTCTATACGGTATTCGTATCTCAGCCCACGAGTCGGGCCAAGGAGTTTTCCATGAATACTTTACCTCTACCTCATACAAATGTCGGGGTAAGTCGGGTGACACAGTGCTGACAATATCAAAGTAAGTTGTTTCATTAGTATCTATATTGTTGTGATCATTTTGTTTTAACCACGTAACCATAGCATCTTTCGCAGCCTTATCGGCTACATCATACAATGCTTTGTCAAACTTCTTTTTAACCTCAGACATCTTCGTCCATCCAATCTTCATGTGGGAAGTGTTTCGCTTCAAATCCAATGCCTACTTCACTTTCATTTAGTTTAGTAAACAAATCAATTATATCTTTTCCTCCTAGTTGAGAATAGAACATCTTCTGTATTTTAGAAAGAGCATGTTCTTCTGATATTCCTGTACCCATAACTGTACCTACCAGTTTGATTGTTAGAACATAAGACTCTTCTTCAAATCCGTAGTCTTTATTATGTCTATTCCAAAGTGGCTCTAGATTATCTTGTTTATTCATCTTCGTCCTCCACGAATGGGTTATCTACCTGCGTCATTCTACCAGTGTTGGAGTCGTAGTGCAAGTAGCAAGCGACGCCCGTCTCACCAGTGTACCTGTTTTTGAGAATGCGAATGGTGGTAGTGTTTGCCTCTACCTCATCCTCTGCCTGTTGGTTACGCTCCAGAGCAAGCACAGCATCAGACAGATGTGCAATGGATGCAGACCCACGTAGATGTGACAGAGTAATCTCACGGCCATCCTCATGCCCACGATCACCAGCGGGGCGACGTAGGTGTGAGACAAGAAGCAAACCAATCTGCGTCTCCTCAACTAGAGAGCGAAGCTTGGTCATGAGAATGTCAATAGACTTACGCTCGTCGCCGTTGTCTTCCTGACCGGACACAAGAATAGAAAGGTGGTCAAGAATAATCCACTTGGTATTAAGAGCCTTTGCCATGTATCGTACACGGTTCAGAATCTCATCGTTGTCCATGCTTCCGAAGTGATCGAACACATAGAACCTGCCGGTGCCAAGTGTCTTTTCTTGCCACTCATCAAGCTGTTCTTGTGTGTACTGTTCACGAATCTCCTTGATATATAGCCGTGCATTAGCTTCCACACTCATGAGATTGAACGCAGTCTGCTTAGTGTTCTCCTCCATTGCAAGGACGCCAATGTTCTCCTCAGTATTGTGCATCAGGTGATACATTAGCTCACGCATGATACTGGACTTGCCCATACCAGCGCCAGAAGTAAACGTGATAAGCTCTCCGGTACGCATACCATACGTCTTCTCGTTCAGCTTTGACCACGGGTAAGGACAGGTCTGATTGTGCGTCTCTTCGTACAAGCTGCGACCAAGATCAGCAAGGTTGATAATACCTGCTGGTGTGTAGGTCTGTGCGTTCCACCATGTCTGCACGAACTTCTCACGCTGACCGACCTTCAGATACTCGTTAGCATCCTTCAGTTCGAGGTTCATGATCTTACACTTGTTAGGCTCGAACAGCTTTGCCACAGCCTGCTGTGCATCTTTACCTTGCTGGTCGTTGTCGAAGCACAGAACAATCGTGTCGAACTTGTTGAGGTAGTCCAAGGCCTGACGGCAGTTCTTCAGCGCAGACTGTGCGCCATTCTTGATGGATACCACCGGCCACTTCGATCCAAGAAGTTGGTATGCGCTCATGGCATCAAGCTCACCCTCGCATACAGTAATGAACTTACCTGCCTGACCAAAGATGTTCTGACCAAACAGTCCTGCATCTGACAAGTTGCCCTCCGACCAGAACTGCTTGTCGCTGGTGCGGCGGAACTTAGTTCCAATGTGGTTGCTGTCCTTGTCGTAATACTTGTACATGTGTTCGGTGACCATGTTGCCGTCCTTGACAACCGACACA